TTCTTCAGCTTTAACTGAGTCCTCTTCTTTTTCGCCATGTAGTTGTGCCCAAATATCTGGATGATCTCTCTCAATAAATCCTACGAGTCGAGACCAACTTCCAAATAAATTCATCAAATTACCAGACCGAACTCCTGTTGGCTTAGTAATATTATCAAACTCTTTTTTAGTAAGAACTCTACCTTCTTCGAGCATTGCCATTGCTGCTGCTTGTATAGCCACATCTCTGCGTCGTATGCTACCCATCTTCTTCTCCTTCTTCTGGTCTGCCACCTTCATCAGGATTTGCAGCACTTCCCGCAATGTTGGCAGGTACTCTTACATCATCCTGTCCTTCAACAGGGTCAAATCCTAGATGCTCTCTAGCTTCATTTGCAGATATTATACCGCCATTAACTAAAGCTGTATAATACTGAGATTGATCTCTCATCTCAGGCTGCAATGCAGGAACATCTGTTACGTCTTCTTTTAGTTCAAATCCAAAATATCTTTCAAACGCATAGTGCATTTTCTTTACTATAGGTAATACTGTTTCTAAATAATACATTCTCATATTTGGTCGAATGTTTGCATTATTACCTGAGTCAAGTAAGATTGGTGGTATTCCCAAGGCTTTTAAAATAATCTTTTCATTTTCATGAATAGCTGCTTGGAAATCTAGCTCTCTAAAGTTTGTATTTGAGATACTATCTATTTCTATACCACCATCTAATATCAGTGGGCGTCTTCCTCCTGAGTCTGGTCGATAACGGAGCGTCCAGGATTGTATCATTCGCTCTTTTATTTTTTCACTTAGTGTATTAGGACTTTTAAGTACTAATCCTGGGACCGCTCCGTTCTTGAAAAAGTTATCTTGAAACTGTCTCATATTCTGCATTAGAATCATAGTTCTAAGTGCAGGCTTTAATCGAGAAATACCTCGATAAATTGAGTAAAAAGAATTGTCTTTGATATGAATTATTTCGGAGGGCTTATAGTCTACTGTCTCGTTGAAAGTAAACTTTTCAATATAAGTAGTTTTACTTGCATGAATATTTACTTTATTTGCAGGAAGATGATATAAATGAACCCCATCAAAATAGACAAATATATTTCCATCAATAAGATAATCAGTAATTAAGTTTCTTTTAAAAGTACTAATATCCTGAAACGGATTTGGTTCTTTATTCAGTAATAATCGTACCTTGGATCTCTTTACCCCTTTTACAATATTTTGTAAGCCTTGTATCTGTTCTCCTACGGTAGTTTTAATTTCAGATGCATCATCTACAATTAGATTTACGCCTCTGTTTACAATTTCTATATCTTCGTACGCTTTCTCATACTTGAGCGTAAACTCCCTAGAGGGAGCTGTAGAGTGATCATAGTATTGTTGAGAAGGGTTAAGCTTCTCCTCTGACTCGGGTGTTCTTCCTATAAAGCGATCATACCATGCCATGTTTTTCTCTTTGAATCTCTACCCAATTTTCCTGCTTTTTAGCTGTTGTTAAAGCCGGATCTCTTCCATACACCTTATGTAATTTTAAGTGATGTGCATGGCATAACGTAACTGTGTGATCGTATAACTCAGACCAGTGGTCTTGTATAAAATCTTCCCGGAAAGATAAAATATTCTCGGGAAGTAACTTGTTCTTTTTTACATAATTATGAACTAACGGACTTAATGAATAGAAATGGTGAAAATCAAGTTCCGTTTTTTCTCCACAAATATAGCACTCGGTGCCTTTTTCATATTTGTTTTTTGCTTTATCTCTTATGTATTTTACTATGTCTCTTTTCAAATCCATTTTCGAATACCAGAATTATAGCGAAAGTGAGGTATCATGTCAAACATTATTTTTGATGTGGTATCTCTAAAAGCCGCTGTTTGATGTCTCGAATGAATACAATGCATAGCGCAATGCATCCGCCATATGTGATGCACGATTGTGCTTCGGTTTCTCTTTTAGAAGGTTAGGATTGGGATCCCATTGGTATTGATCTAAGCATTGTAGCGTTTCTCTACAAAACTGATCAACCTGTAATCTATTATTATCTACAATAGACTCCACATGAGAGATTCCGTCTAAGATTGATTTCTTTGCATTTACAGTAGTAATATCATAATTCTGAGCAAAGTCAAATCGAGTTTGCTGTGCTGCAGAGTCAATATAAATGTAGTCAATATCCCACTTATCTATCAGGTTTCGTATTTCAACTGCGTGCTGTTCCGTAGTTCTTTCTGCGTCTAGGTATTCATCAAGAAGAAAGTATTTCTCTTCATCCCATGAATACGCAATGACACAGAAAGCAGTAGGATCGCGATATCCAACATCAAGTCCTGCAAATACATCCATACCGGAAGTATCCATTTCTTGAAAGGATCCTACACATTCGTCGAATTTAAAGTTCCATACCTGGCCTTCATAAGTATTAAAGTCAGCTTCGTATTCTTGTCGAAACTCAGCCTCGGACATACTTTTTCGAGCTTCCTTAATATCCATTTCAGACATTCTAGGATTAGATTTATAACTCGCTTTAATAGATACCCACTCCGTGAAATCATCTGTAAACCCCCTATCGAAAAACTCGGCGAACCAATTATTTCTTCCTCGAGGAGTTGAGATAAATATAGCTTTTGAATTATCTTTATCAAGAGTAGGGCGCAAGGCTACGTTAAAGGCATCTCTACCGTCGGCAAGCGCCGCCTCATCAAAAATAATCAAATCGTATGATCTACCAACGCATGAGTCAACTTGATTGACTGATCCCATGCGTATAGTAGAACCGTTTGAAATTTCGATCACTTTATCTTTTGCGTTATCTCTAACGACTTCAAGATCAAAGTGCTTTATCAACGTTCTCTGCAGATCAAAGGAGATCTGCGAGAGAGCATAGTTCGGAGACATGATCAAAATGTTAGACGAAGGTACCAGTGAAACGAGTTGTCCAATTATATTGGCTATATATGTTTTTCCTTGCCTTCGTGAGATTGCCGCGCAGACAAATCTATATTTTGGATTATTGATAGCATTTATAATTGCTACCTGAGAAGGTAAAGGTGTGATTCCCAATAAGTCCATATATGGTTCTACTGGAAGTTTCAAAAATTTATCTTCTACTGCATAATCACAGATATATTCGGATAATATATCTTTACGGCTGATCTCTATTGTCATTTAGTCTTGTCCCATTGAACGTGTTTTACTATATTTTCTGCAATACTCTAGTTCTGTAAGATTTTCTTCTTCCTCTTGTGGAGGTCGAATACTCTTTTTAATCTCATCTACATCCTGAAGTATTTTCTCAATCTCGGATTTTTTTGGAAGCGCCATAATACCACCCTTGTATTAGTTTTACCGCAACAGTATGCCACCAGAAGAAGGTTTTACTAAAAACATATCCTCTACTTTCGAGGAAAGTCTTTTCACACCACTTCTTTTGGATATTGTCTAGATACCAGTTATGATGACGCAGGACAGCATGTCCTGTGCCGTGTACTCGACAAAAGCAAATTTTATATCCACCGAATATAAGGTTCCAAAACATTTTAAAGTAGCTTCTTCCAGAAACTTCATATAAATATGTTAAAGAATAATCCTCACAATCGCCTTCAAAAGGCAGCTGTTTCATAACATACCAGGCTTCTCTTTTTCCATACTGATTCTTATCAGAAACGTATGTAAAGTTTTTATTTAGATGTTCCAAAAATTGTTCGTTCTTTATTTTCTGCTCATCCATGCTGAGACCCCCATATATGCTCCAACAACACCTGCTTGGGCTATATAAAATAGACCCAATAAGTCAGCTAATGCTGACACTCGACTTTCAGTAACCATCGGTGTGAATAATACCCCACTAAAGACTATCATTGATGCCATAGCTACCCAAGCCATTCTTTTTTGAGCTTCGGACTTTTCTTCCCGAAGTTCAATTTCAAGCATGTCTTGCGACCGCTTAATCTCTTCATCTGACACAGTTCCGTCCCCGTCCAGATCGAACTCATCAAAGTGTGAGCCCTTTTGTAATTTCTTTACCATTTTACTTTATCCGCCCAGTAAGCTGCTGACATCTTACCCTTAGCGATATTCTTACGATGACGAGCTTTGAATGAGGCTCGCTTTCGTTTCATGGCTTCACTTTCACCTTTCTTTGGTTTGCCCGCAGTACTTGCCCCTTGCTGACCAAATCGAATTGTTTTTACTTTTGCTCCGACTTTTGCTACTACGATATGTGACTTCTTCGCATGGCCCGGTGTTCTCTTTGGTTTATTAAAGCCTGAGACACCAGCTCGCTTCAGTCTAGGATCTTTTTTTCGTTTTCTTTTTACGGCCACGTTTTTTCCTCCTCTTCTTTCCTGCCAACTGTTGGCGAAAGGAAGCGGGGGCACTTACCCCCGCCATTATTAGCCGCGACTCGAGCGCTTCTTACCGCGCTTCTTACCGTTTTTCTTTGCCGGCTTTTTCTTCTTACCCATACCTTTCTGCTTTGCAAGAATAGCTCGTTGTAAAGCAGGTGGAAGTTTCTTTTGTTTTGCAGTCAATGCCATTATTTTCTCTTTCGTACTTTATTTATGTACGCTTGGTGGGAGCTACCAGGCATAAAGCGCTTTGCATCTCCTCTACCATGTGAGTGAATACCTTTTAGTCCAAGGGCTCGCGCTCGTTTACGAGCAGCAGTTGCAGATTTAAAAACGTTGCCTCGGCTTATATAAGCCTTATGCTTTTTTCTGTTTATTGCCACGGAGATACTCCAATTCTGCTTTGTCCTGTTGAATAATTACAGGTACTGGTGTTGCTCTATTGCCTCCTTTTGTATAGTCAGGATGTGACCAAAGAAACTCATATTGAAAGTAAAGTTCGTCTAATTGTTCCGCAAGCTCATAGATATGGTCAACATCAATGTCAGGTAAGATATATAAGTTTGCTTTACCTGTGCTGAGACTTCGGATTGCAATGTCTCCTTCAAAAAACTGAATCTCATCATTGTTGTATGCCTCTAGTGACCAAGGGCAAGCATCTGAGATTTTCTCAAAGTATGCTTTCCAATTAACGTTTTCTTCCACGCTTCTGCCTTCTCTTCTTCTTTGCGAAGGTACTTACATTTGTTGGTTTACCACCAACTCCTTGTTTAGCTGCTCTCTTTCTGCGTATCGCAGATTTTCTTTGAGCTGGTGTCATTCGAGCTGCTTTTGATGCAGGGACACACTTGGGGTATCTTTTCTTTCCTGCTTTTGTACGGCCACACTTATGAAAACCACCGCCTTTTTTGGGTCTTGATATATCAACCCAATTTTCACTGAACCATTTTGTTAAACTCACGGTTTATCTCTTCTTAGACGGTCAGGTATGTCGTTTACCCCTACGCCGCCGCTTTTTACCCATTGGCTTTTTTCTACGCTTATCCACTTCGGTACTTACCTCCCCGCTTCTTGTATTCTCGTACAAGCCATGCGTTTGCATAAGCTGAAGGGTATACAGCAAACTTTCGTCTAGTTGCTGCTTTTACTCTTGCATATAAGGCTTTGTTTGTAGGGACAGATTTTCTTTTTGAAGAGGTCTTACGTCGTCTACGAGCAGCCACGGTCTATTCCTCTTCTGCTGCAGGCTCTTTTTTCTCTTCTTTGTGTCCGTTGCCTTTCATGTATTCTTCGGCTTCAGCTTTCGTCTTAAAGGTGTGCAAGCCCATATTATCTTGAACTCTCCATTCACCTGCCTTTTCTACTAATTGCATAGGATTCTCCTTCATGCTTGGCACAAAGTGCCCAATAATTTAAGTATTATAATACGAATAAGTCTCAATGTCAAGACTTATTTTTGGTATGGTATAAATTTTAACAAGTTCATTCTTACCCTTTACAGTCACTTCTCCCAGCTTTTTATAATCAAAAAGAGCAAGCTCTGCTGTAAATTCAGATATGATTAGATCGGTGTTGAACTCTTTACACTGACCCTCTAAACGAGAAGCAAGATTAACTGCGTCCCCGATAACACTATAGTCAAAACGACTACTAGAACCCATATTACCGACAATGCACGGTCCAGTATTGATTCCGATTCCCGTATTGATTTGAATGCCTCCTTCATGTTGTAGAACATTATTTAACTCCGCTAACTCCAGACGCATATGCAGTGCTGCATTTACTGCGTCTTCTGCATGGTTTGGATTATCAATAGGTGCATTCCAAAATGCCATAATACAGTCTCCCATATACTTATCTATTGTACCACCATACTGTAAAATTATATCCGTTTGATTTGTAAGAAAACGATTTATAAGTTCCACTAAACCTTCTGGGTTATCTTTGTATCCTTCTGAAATTGGAGTAAAGCCTCGTATGTCGCAGAAAAGAAATGTCATATCTTTGCGCTCGCCACCAAGCTTTAGCAACTCTGGATTCTTTTGCAGCTTTGCCACCATGCCGGGATCTAAGTAGTGCTCAAACTGTTTCTTGATCTGCTGTCGCAACTTAAACTGTCCGTAGAAACTTACAAAACTTGCAACTGCCCAGGTCACGAAAGAAGCAAATACGATATAAGATGGATCGAGTAAAGTATACGAATTAGTAAAAGTATATGAAGCATATCCAACTGATCCTGCTATAGCTACAACAAGTGCGGGTATAGAGAAGTACAAATTAAATGCAAGTATGCCTATAAGTGCAAGTATTCCTGCGAGAGCGAATATTTCTGCTCCTTCTGCCCAGTCCGGTCTTGCAATGTTATTTCCTTGTAGCAAAGTTGAGATAGCTGATGCTTGTATTTCGTGGGGAGCTTTTAAACCGTCAGGAGTTGCTACAAGAGTCGCAGCCCCTCGAGCTGTAACACCAAGCAGTGTAATTGGATACTCTAGCCTCTTTTCTGCGTAATCTTTTGCAGATATGCGAGTAAACTTTGTATTCCATGCAGCCCAGATTCTTGCATTCGAGTCTGGAACTATAGGTGGCATACCTCTCACTCGCAAAGCTTCAATACCTGTTTCTTTTGTTTTGAGTGCGTAAGAACGTGCACCCGTAGCGGCTCGAAGCACTTCAATACCAAAAGACGGATACAGAGTATCATTTATATTAAATACCAAAGGTAGTCGTCTTACAAGATTATCTACCTCCGGAGCAGTAGAAGTTATACCATTTCCAATAGCTGCTTTTTCAATTGGATCCACATTATTCAATACTCCTGAGTATGAAAATAGAAACGGCTTTGGGTCTTCTCCAATAGAACTTGTACCTACATGAGGAGGTTTACCTGCTGACGTAGCGTTAGAGGCGGCGGCTGAAACTACCACCGCATTTTCTTCGATACATTTTGCTAAATTTTTATCTCCGCCGAAGCGATCTTCCTCAGGAAATAAGACGGAGAACCCCGTAACTCCTGGTCCCAGTAACCGACAGAATACTTCTCGAGGCCAAGGCCATTGACCAAGTTGCTGAAGGCTGTCATCATCAATATCTACTAATAAAATATTTTCATCACCTACATATGGCAATGTTGAAATAAAATAATCAAAAGTTTTTAAGCGTACGGATTCGACTGGAAACGGATCCCAAGCGCGTAGTCCTATGAGTGCAAGTATTAAAGTACCAATTACATAAAATTTTTTCATTCTTGTACGATTGTAATATATACATCGCCTCCTTTGTTTATCATAATGTCAAATCTCTCACCATTATCAGTTAGCTTGACACTATAGCCTGTAGTTTGTAGCAATTCGAGTCTTGTCATATTTTCAACTTGTCGTTGCACTACTACTTGCTGCCCTTCCATGAAAGTACTAATTTGAGTCTCTTGGTCAAAACCGAATCGAGTTCCTCTAACAGATAAAGCGCCTTCTTGTTCTAGAGCATCTACATCTTCCTCTTCTTTGTCTATCTCCTCGAATACATCGAGTAAGTCTCGTAAGAAATCAACATCGAGTAAGTCGATGTCAAGTTCTGTAAATTCTAAATCTTCCTCTGTCTTCTCTAGCTCGTCTTCTAGTAATTCTACGTCTAGCTCATTGAAGTCAAGCAAGCTTTCAGTCTGTGTAACAATCTCCTCTTCTTCTATCACTTCCTTTGGTGGTGATACAATAAGTAAGTTATCTATAAGTCCTAAAGTGATATCAAGTATTTTTGGACTTGACGGTTCTTTCTCCATGAGAGAAACTGTTGTAGCTTGATAGGGCTTGTTGAGCGTAACTTGCCCCATCATAGATGAAACTACAATCTCGCCAGAAGCATCTCCAAATTCGTCTGGAAGAAGTATGATAAGAGTTCTTCCAAGCTCGTCCACAGTCGCAGTAAAGTCTGTACCACGAATAGCAATCTCTGCTGTGGGTGTAGTAATTTTTATGTTGTCTTTGTCAATGGTGCCGAGAGCACCTGTAATGAATCTTGCTGTGCCTGACGCAAAGTTCAGTGCAAGTTTTGATTTGGTAGGGTCTGGGTCATAAACGAACTCATCAATTATGATCTCAGAATGTTCTGTTAGTTTAAGTACGGAATCGTCAAGAAACTTAAGTTCTATTCTTCCTGCAGCTGTGCGAACATCGTCATAGCTTTCTATGTTGAAGTCAAGTGTGGCTGTATTCTCTTTTGCTTCACGAAATACGGCAGCGGTTCCAAATACATCGGTTACGCTGCCAATATTCGCACTAGCAAGTGACGGAACCAGAACCAGACTGAATAATACAAAGAGTCGCATTCGTTCCACTTGTGCCGCTTCCTGTTGTAGAGAAATTTATAAAATCATTATTGCCAGTAGAAGATTGGTATACTCCAATATCCCAATAACTACCTGTTACACTAATAGTAGAACTGTGCCCGTTACCAGAACTAGCTCCACTGTTGTTAATACCCACATAATCAATTTCATTGTAACTTCCTGTAATATCCCAATCTTGTACAACATATTTAGAGTTGATGACTGCGTTTATAGTATTGTTACTACCGTTGATATCCCAGTCCAGATTCATATTACTTGAGTCTGCTGCTGAGAGAGACCCCATGCTATTCCAGCTATTCAAACCAGTATGTGTTTTTGCAGTTGCAGCATCGAACACAATTGTGTTATCGCTGCCGTTTATATACCAGTTTACAATACCGTCTGAAGCATCTGCTCCAACACCATAGTTTATGGTTTGATCATTGTTTCCACCAAGTATGGTATTATCCCAGTCTGTAGTATCAATATCGTAAGTTCCCGAAGGATTCCACTGTCCAACTAACTCATTGTTACTTCCTGTCCAAGAAAAATTGAAGTCAGAAGTATTTGAGTTTATATCTGCACGAAAGAAGTTTAAGTCTCCAATCTGATCTAGATTGAACACCATGTTACTACTGTTAAGTAGCATCGCGTTATTTACAGTACCTGTCGCACTTGTATCACCAGCTACAATGTTTCCACTACCCAGCTGCTCAATGTCTACTTGAGTATTGGTAGTTCCTGTTGTAGTCTGCTGTATATAAATCTGGTTATCAGCAGCATACGCAGAGCTAGATATAAAAAGTACTCCGAGCACTAATAATGAGCGTTTCATTACTCATCTCCCAGTTCAAAAGACCAAAAGCCTTTTTCTTTCCCCTCCAGTATGGTATTGTAGACGGCAGTTTCAATTGCTTCTCGTAATGCTATTGCACTACTCTCGTTTTCAGTTGCTCCGGCCTCTAGTTCTATCAACTGAGTGCCGGCTTCTACAAATCTGAAAACATCGCCTGATGTACCAACGGAAAGAATCTTTTTGGTCACAAGGACCTCAATTAATATTTCTCCTGTTAGAACAGATACGGTTCGCAAGGTTACTGTTACTGTGTCTTCTCGAAACTGTCGGGAAGCTCCTATGCCTAGATATCTTGCTCCTACACCTCCTGTTCTTAAATTGGTTTCGTAATCTACCACTCCACCTTGCATTAAGAGTCCTGCAAATAAAAGTGGCCCTAGTTTGTCACCCTTCCGGAAATCCTTTCGAGTGCTTCTTATGATTTGTCTTTCTTTTGTAATGTTGTCGATTCCGACACGTTCTACAACTCGAAAGAACTCTCCTTTTGCTGCATGTTTTAACGCTCTTATGAGATACGTTTCTGGCGCTGCAGTTATCGCCGATGAAAAAAGAGCAAACTCTGAGTTACTCTTTCTTTGTCCTGTAAAGTCTCCGAAGGCATTGCCATATATTGCAACTACTGGCTTCTGGTCTGGCTCCGGTAGATTATATAATGCATCTACTTTTAACTGTCCTACTTCTGCTGTCTTTTGTGGCCAAGCTACTTGTCCACTCTTACAACTAGCCGCCGTCACCGTCAGTGCTATCAGTAGTATCCCTCGGAGTATAGATATCGAATGAATCAATCGGAACTTCGATTTGAGTGCAAAGATCGTCTGGGTTACACTGATCATAAGATCCATCCTCTCCTTTATACCCTGGGAAGGTTTCCATAATTAGTCTTACATTCCCGTCATCATCTGTTGTAGTGTAGTATCTTATGTAATAGTCTTCACTTTCAAAATAGAACTTTCCTTCAACTCCATCCTGTGCTCCGCCTTCGAACAAGCTTTCCACAAGTTCTTTTGACAGTCGAGAATAGATACGGCTTTCGAAGTTACGAAGAAACTTGTTCATCGTACTATTTTCTTCTTCTCGCTCTAGCTCCTCCAGTTCTGCTTCAAGTTTCTTTTTTAGCTCTTCTTTTCTACTTGACTCTTGGTTCTCAATCGTCAGATAGTGGCTTGATTGATTTACGCCGCTGAAGCTGGGGCTCTTGAACTTGAAGGTCAGCTGATCCGCGCTGGCCGGGGCCGCTAGAAGGATTAGAGCTGGAATTATGAATTTTTTCATACTCAAGTACCACATTTACTTTTTGCTGTAATCGAATTAAGTCATTGTCTAGCATTCTTATCTGGTCAATAACTTTTATTAGATTTAAGTGAGATTCCTCAAGTTTAGGAGCAACCTCTTCTGTAACGTATTTCCAGATGTAGTAGATATAGTAACCCATACCTACTGCCATTACTATTGGAAATCCAAACTTTTGTATTGCATCAATCGCGTCTTGCATCTTCCTTGCCGTTTGCTCTTGCAATTCTCTCAATGTCAGGATTTACATTGAGTGCATAACTGACGAGCGTGTCTATGCGTATCAAGTCATTATTCATAGTCTTGACACGGTTTACTAATGAAGACGTAAAGTTATCTACCATCTTCACTTGATCGAGTACTCCTTCGAGAATATACTTTAAAGTTTGGAAGATAAAAAAGCCCATGATTAGCGCTGCCGCAACGGGAGCACCAACCTGGGCGATAAAATCAAATATTTCCATTTACTTTTTCTTCTTTTTTGCTATTCCCGCCGCTTTTAGCACTCGCTGCATTCTTGTTGCTTTCATTATTTTATGTATTTTTTTAAATGTCACCAATGGTTCACCGCTAAAGTGGATAAGATCCCCAATAGAAATAAAATTGTGGTTGCGCCTCCACCGAGTATTAGATGATGCATGCGGTCCAATCTATGTTCTACGCCCTCCATACGAGCAAAGATAGTCTTCCATCTTTCTTCGCATTGTGATTCGTGAACTTTAAACTGGACCTCCAAGTCCTGAATTTTATCCGTCGACATCCTTCAACAACTTTTCCATGAGCTTCCCGTAGTTACCCTGGCCGAAGGGAACCCCTTCATTTACTTGTATGTTCGTTTGACTTCTGACGTTTGATGCTTCTGCTTTTTGGAGTTCGGCTTGTGCCTTGATCTCGTCCATGCGCATCTTATGTGCCATCTGTAGTAAGTCAGCTAAATCTTTATTGGAATATACTCCACTTTCCTTTGCTTCATCAAGCTTACTTTCAATCATCTCATCCAGAAGGCTGGCAATATTATTTTTGTTTCTGTAGCCCATATCCAAGTATACTGTGTCAATATACTTTTTTACTTCTCGTTTATTTAACAGCTCGACCACTTTGTTTTCTTGAACCCCGAGTTGCTCGACAACTGCACGGATATTTCCAAAAGTAAGGTACGAGTTTGCTACTTCAAGTCCTTCAGGAGAGATTGTAGTTAATTCTTTTGCCATGAGATAAATTATACGAAAAAAGAGTATGAATGTCAAGATTTATTTTTGGAAGGTAAAAGGGCCCCGAAGGGCCCTGAAGGTTATGTATTAGAATGAGAACCTTATCTCAGTCTCTAATTTTGAATCGAACGGATCGACTTCATCAATCTTAGAGCCTTCCCACTTACCTTTAAAAGTAAGAGGTCCTTTCTCAAGTTTGTAACCAACTTCGCTAGACCAACCATCAGTGCGAGGACCTGCCTCTACATAGATGTTCTTCTTGCTTTCACCCATCAGATATCCAAAGCGAAGGTGATTCACCATTTCTTCGTCCAAGTGAGTTTTGTCAGTAAACTTCATTTCATTCTTGTATTCTGCATAAGGCCCTGCGAGAGCCGAGCTAGAGAATGCCATAAGAGCCACAAACGATAGTACATATTTCATATTTTTCTCCCGATGTGGAAAAACTTAGGAACAGACAGGATGTCATTCCCTTCATTTTTTCTCCACTTTCGGTAGTATATGGTGTTAGACAAAAATTGTCAAGAATTATTTTTGACTATGTTATTTGAGAAAGTCTGGTACAGTAGGCCAAGACACTGCGGCTGTGTTTACAGGATTGTCTAAATCTTTAGTTACATCTCGTAGCTTTGTGCGATACTCTGAGGCTTCTGTTTTTTGAGAGTCTGTAAGCGTTGTATCCCCGAGCTGTGTCCAATCTGACAGTTTTAACTTTGAATCTCTTTCTCGGCGAATATCAACAAGTACTAAAGCAGCATCCCAGCTCCAACTCTTTTTCTCTGCGTCATAGACAGCATACTCATTTGGTTGTGCTGACTCGACTTTTACGAAAGTAGCGTCGGTCATGTTAAACCAATAGTTTGTCATAAAATAAGTAAAGTCTTTGCAAGCTTCTTCTGGAAAGTTGTGCTCTAGCATATAGACAGTTATAAGTTCACCGTCTAACCCCTCTTCTGCATACTCTCCTATCGCCATTGCGATGCCTACAATTTTTCCGCCTTCAGCTCCGTTAACTGTAATTACGCGGTCATATTCCGTTAGTGTTGTCATCTATCTTGTCCTAAAAGCATGGTATTGTGATTTGAAAAATAATCTGTGCTTTGATTTTCATGACTTGCAAAGAAGCTCAGATATCTCAACCTACCCGTTCCTGTTCCTGATCCGTTCCAAGTGCAAGCGGATACACTTGCTTCTACAAGTCCGCTTGGAACTACTAAAGAGAATAATGCATCTACTTCTAGATAAGCATCTCCATTTGTTGTAATTTGCCCATTATTTCCACTTACACTTCGAGGGGCTCTTGATTCTGTCATTACAAAAGAATCATTTATAGTTAGTCTTCGACTATCGAAAGCAACTGTTCCACTTGAAGTAAATAACTGTATTCCATAGTTTCCTCCAGAGTTTGAAGCAACATTTGCTTTTCGAAGTACGATGTAGTTGCAATTTGCTGCTGTCACACTTACATTAGTTAGGTGCTGCCCCGCATTCCCACTAAAGGATACCTTTTGAAAATTCTTTACACCGCCACTTCCCGTTTGAACACAAATAGGATGCCCTTGAGTTCCAGAGTAATTTCCATTTATAAAAATTTTATCGCCTGCACTTGGCGTATAAGAACTTGCAACACCTTGAGCGATGATTTGATAGTTTATCATGTTCAAATCTGTATCTTGAACTTTAAATACTCCTCCTCCATCTACACCAACTATTTCTATTCCATATCCCATTATCCTATCCTTAATGCAAGCAAATTGGCAGTTTTTGTGCCACTTGTATTATTTGTGATTGAGAACCCTGTAGATGTAGTATTAATTGTAAAGCGGCTTGGAGGATAGTAGCCTAGCAGTGTAATTAGTACTTTTGTAGAATCATTTGCATCTGCCATACTAAATGTAGAAGAAGTTGAGCTTCCTGAAATTGATACACTTTGCTCATACTGTACATTCTGTGTTCTTAAATCTGTGCCAAAGACTTTTGTGCCGTTGGGAGAGAAAACATCTATGCCCTGGTTTGTACTTCCTCCGGAAGTTCCTCCTCCAGTGCTTCCGCCTCCGCCGCCTGCTGCAGCTTGATCTGTAATTGTAGTAGTGGTTGACGCAATTTGAATTGTTCTTAGTGAGTTTGAGTAAAGACGAATAGTTGCAGTTTCATTCCCTTCTGTGGTATTGTCTGTAATTGGGCTAAGACTAAAAGAGCCAAGCCCAGTAGAAGCAACATAGGTACTTCCAGTATTTGGAGAAAAATCAGCAGTAGGAGTAACAGACCAATATACTGTGCCTGCCGTATGATTTGTTGCACTTATGTTTACAGTTCCTGTGGTTCCTTCTTGAATAGAAGTAGGTGCAGATAGGCTATATGATGCAGCAGCTCCAGTAATTTGCCCATAGACTCTTCCGGTTTTATATGCGTATCCTCCTTGAGAAGAGGAGCGGTAAGAGTATACATTCATCGTATAAGAACCATTAGTAGTTGCAGTAAATACTACTGCGGGACTTGTTCCATAACCTGTTCCTGTTGTATTGCTATAACTTGTGGGATTAAAGCTACTGGAACTTTCATTCCATCTATTCCATCCCGAAATATTATTATTTACAGCTAATGTAATAGTATCTCCATTAATAATATCATAGTTGCGGTTTGCTAGTGTTCCAAGACCGCCATTTGATAATCCTAAAAATACATTATGATTTGCCATGTGTTGTATTATACTAAATGACATGAAAAATGTCAAGATTTATTTTTGCGTGGCTAATAGAAAATAACTCTTTACTTTTAGTTAATTTTGTGTTATAATTTACCCCAAGTCGTACGTGTAGGGGACGCCCGCGGCGCGGGCAAAAAGCAAGTCAATTAACCGCCCCCGCTTGACATAGCACCCCGATTCTGGCATTATAATCGGACATTAACTAAGAGGCTATGCCATGCGATACTTACCCTACATTCTGACCGTCGTTTTCATGACTGCTACCGCGATCCAAACGATTTACATCCACGACACCAACCTGCTGCTGGATGCGAAAGATTCTTACATCGAACGGCTCGAGGATAACGTCGGCTATTGGAAGGAAACGTCCATCGAGAATAGCAACAGCGCCGCGTTTCAGCGCGAGCGATGCGATGCGTTCTATGACGTTGTAGGCGATTATGTCGAGGTAACCAATATGCTTAAGGCGCGACAATAAGCGCGCGCGTCCAACTTATGTCCAACTTCCCGCGCTTGACCAAAGCGCGGATTTTGGTATAATACACCCTCACTAACTAGGAGACTATTATGTCCAACTACACTCCGGCGATGATCGCCAAGCTGCAAGCCGCAGCTCCCCTTAACCTTGCTGTTGCCAAGGATCTCGCTGCCGACTTCGGTCTGTCGCATCGTTCTGTCATATCCAAAGCCAAACACCTTGGCTTGGACTATGTCGCTACGTCGAAAGCGCCCAAGCGCGTTCGCTCTAGCAAGGCGGATACCGTTGACGCAATCGCTAAGGCGATCAACGTCGACGCGGATGCGCTTGACGGTTTAGCTCTGGCGAAGGCGTCAGCTCTCAATAACCTGCTCATGAATTTATCATGAGCTTGGTTGACCTTAGCGGATGGGTTGGGGCGGTGCTTCTTTGCATCGCTCCGCCGATCATCGACACGGATTTTGGCAAGGCTTGCGCTATCGCTGGGCTGGGAATTCTATGCTTGCAAGCATGGCACAAACAATGCTACAATCTGATTTTACTTAACATCATCGGCATTGGAGGTTATACCTATGCGCTATATATTTGACTTGGACGGAACCGTCATCAACTCGGATCACCGCTTAGGCGATTCGTTAGATGATTGGCGACGACTCAACACCGCCGACAATATCGCAGCCGATTCTTGCTTGCCATTGTTCGATCAAATGCTCGACGCTATTAACGACGGACTCGACGTTATCATCTGCACTTCGCGCGTGATGGGCACTTATGACTTCCAATGGTTGCAAGCGAACGGCGTCGATAACGTCACGATTCTTTGTCGTGATGCAAACGATGACCGCAACTGTGGCTTCTTCAAACTATCGCTATTGCACGACTATGCAAAATCGTTGGGCATGACTTGGGCGAGATTTCGTCGCACTAGCATTATGTTTGACGATTCAATCGACGTTCAAAACACGCTTCGCAGCGTTGGACTTCGCGTGATTGATCCTGTAAACTACAACCTGAACATAAGGACAGCTTAAAATGATCGACAAAAAAATCATCCTCACTCTCGATACGGAAGCGTGCGACTTGGCGGGCAACGTCTACGATGTAGGCTACACGATCCACAATCGTCGCGGCGAAATTGTCACGCAATACAACGCACTCGTTAGCGAAATCTTTACCGATGCAAGCAAGATGATGGGCGCGTTCTATGCGAAAAAACTATTCACGCATTACGCTCCGATGCTGGACGCTGGCACGATCTCGCTCAAGCCTTGGGCTGAGATCGTCGAGCAAATGCGCTCGGATGTTTCGACTTTCGGCGTGAATGTTGTCGCTGCTTACAATCTCGGCTTTGATCGTCGCGTGATGCGACAGACAAACAAACTGTTAGGCGATGGACCGGTTTTCTCTACAAATCCGCAGCTTCTCGACATTTGGCAATTTGCTTGCGAAACCAAATTGTCACAAGCGCGATACAAGCAAATCGCTAGAGATTTCGGCTGGACTTCTTCGGCTGGCAATATCCGAACCGGCGCTGAATACGCCTACCGATTTTGCTCTGGCGATCACGGTTTCATCGAAGACCACACCGCATTGTCGGATGCAATCATCGAAACCAAGATTTTGGCCGATTGCTACGCTTGCAAAAAATCTGTGCCATATGGTATAATCAACGCTCAACCTTGGAGAATCGTAAATGAAAAAGCGCGACACTAAAATCTGGAAAATCCTAGCAGCTTGCTATATGGTTTATTCCATCACCGCCGACATCATTCTACTTTGTGGGCTGGTTTGGCTAATCGCTTCTGGAGGCATCTAATGACACCAATCGAAACACAACAGGCGCGGCTTAACAAAATCGTCCAGCGCGACGATTTTCAGCCGGTCGCAGTCGTTCTTGAAGGGCGCGACACCGCTGGCAAATCTTCGACGATTCGTGAGCTAACCCACTACTTGCCAACGCCACGCTATTCGGTTGTTTTATCAACCAAGCCTAGCAAATCGACGATGGCAAACTGGCTCGGTTATTGGGCACAAAAAATGCCCGTCGAGCGTCAAATCGTTTTCTATGACCGCTCATGGTATTCTCGCGCGATGGTTCAGCACATCAACGGTTGGTGTACGCCTAAGCAATACGAGAATTTCATGGCGGGCGTAAATGCATTTGAGGCACAAACGCCAGCGAAATTTATCAAATTTTGGTTGTCGATTTCGGAAGCGGAGCAAGCTGCGCGGATTAGCAAGCGTGAGACATCACCGCTAACCAACTGGAAACTATCGCCCAACGATAAGATTGCGCTTTCCTACTATGACCAAATGACGCTATTGAAAGAGCGCGTTTTGACCACAACTAGCAACTGGCACTCGATAGACTACAACAGCAAATCGGCCGGACGCTTGGCGCTGCTTACTCGCTTATGCGACTTGTTAGAATAATGTTCCACGTGAAACAGCCACCATCACCAACCCGCTCGATGGCACTTGACAACGCCCGGGCGGCGCGGTGGCGCCAGTGCGAAAACGATGTGCGAAACCGAAGGTGTTGCCCGCGCCATTATGGGTGCAAAAGCGATGAATGTCAAGTCTTTTTTGCGGGGTTGCACATAATTTTTTTAATTGTAAGTAGTCTGCGCCAGTGCGAAAGCGAAGTAAAAAAGCGATGCCAAGCCCCGCGCCATTTTACCCGCAAAGCTCGCCCGTGTCAAGTGTTATTTGCAGATATGTGCAAAATAATTTTAATTGAGGAAGGTCTCGGCGCGGGGTTGCAAATTCACGAAAATTATGGTAAATTGCAGAAAATAAAACTTGACACGAAAACCCCGCGCGCGGCCCCCGGGAATTCGTTTGCGTTATTTTACGATTAGGTAGCAAAAACATTTGACAACATACCCAAAAGCAAGTATAATACACGCATAAACAAAAACAACGGAACAAATTAGAGATAAATTATGAGACCTTCGGTGAAAAAATTTCTTGACATTGTTTCCTTTGGCTTGTATAATATACGCATAAACAAACATAATCAGGGAGAAAAAATTATGGCAGACGCAACTGCAAAGAACTACACGGACGAAATGGTAGAAGCTATGGTCGCTGCATACGAAGATGCACCTACCCTTGCTACCGTTGATGCTCTTGTCGAAGAATTCGGCAAGCCAAAGCGCAGCATTATTTCTAAGCTGTCAAGCTTGGGCGTGTACAAAGCACAACCACGCAACACCACCAAGCAAGGTGAGCCAGTTATTCGCAAGTCAGAGCTTGTAGCTCAGATCCAAGCATCTCTTGGTACTAACCAGCTTGACTCTCTTGCAAAAGCAAGCAAAGCTGACCTAGAAGCCTTGGCAGAACTAGTTCAACGAGCACAGTTCAGCAACTAATTCGATGAAGCTAAAGTAGGGTTGAATGGACGGGGGTGCGATTCCCCCCTCCTCCACCAAAAGCACATCAAGGTGTGCCACCACGCAAGTATGAGAGCCTTAAACCTTGCCTTGGTGTGTTTTTGATGGGGGAGCATAGTTTCGACAGGCAATCTCAGGTTAGTGGAGAATCGTCAACAGTACCGGATCAAAGACGTTAACAACACTCCGGAAAACACAAACGCCAACGACGACGTTTATTCTCTAGCTGCATAAGCTAGACGGGGAAAGACTCTCGCCTTGTTATCAAAAGGAGAGTCACTTAGTAAGCATATTGGGTATGACCTCCAGTGATGGTAGGTCTCAAACGGACGCCTGGCACGAGCTATCCCAGTGACCTACCCAGTATGTTTTCTAAGTAATAAAACGAAAAATGTTTGACAATGAATGCGTAAGGTTGTATAATATACGCATATTCAGGGAGAGATACATGACAGATTCACAGTTTGAGCTATTCACCATGCACGGTGGTATGATGGCGGAAGGTTTGAAATCAGAGGAAGCTCTTGCGTTCATTATGCGAGCAGAACTATCTACACCCGAAGACATCTTCTGGTTGATGGATAAGCGAGCAAAAAGCATAGCAGCAGCAAAAGTAGCAAAGGAGAGGTTGAATGGCTAGAGGAAAGAAACCAGCACGAATTTCAAAGACTAAAGTAGTAAGCCGACGTATGTTAGGAGAGCAACAAGTTTTTCCTATCCGATGCGTAAGCCGACGAGAGGGTATGAAGTATGATATCTTAGGCGGATTCATACGAGAAGGTAGAGATACCATGAAAACTCTCTATGACGACAAAGGTTTTCCAATACCTTTCAAAAAGATTGGAAAAGTTGTATAACCTTAACAAAAATAGTTCTTGACAGAATGGTTATTTTTTGAGATAATACTTCTTCAAAATTAAAGGGAAGCCAGAGACTCGACCATTACGGGATAAGGCAGTAAAGATCGCACTGAAACAGAATCTCCGGTGCAGCCCTTCTTTATTTAGGGCGGGATATAGGCGTACTGAATAGTACCATTCTCGTGAGACGCAACCCTAGGTGCGCGTCCCAGTGATCCGCAACTGTAAGTGTGGCGTTATAGTTCCCTGCAACTGGGAGGTTTCGATAAAAGTACCAGTGCCGCCTAAGCACGTCGATAAGGGCTTCACACATAATTGGTATTAATTCCTATGTTTGTGTGTAATTACAGAGTTGTATTTCTACCCCACGATGCAACTCCAGGGAATCGACAGTATACACCTGGTGAGTCGATTGCGAATGGAAAGCAGGAGGTGCTCCATTCACTTTAACCAAAGGAGAACAGTCGTCTATAGTAGCCGAACGCCTAAGAGCTGAAATCGACTATAGATCAACGGAGTCATTGGTGAGCTTAATAAGCCCGCACTACTCATCGTGAGGTGAGACCAATAGTGAGTACTCGACTGGATTTAAGCCCTGTAGACGTAAAAATCTCAGGGCTTTTTTTATGCCTATCCAAAAAAATTTCTTGACAATTTTTCTCTGATGTACTATAATATACGCACAAGGAGAAAATTATGGCTGAAATTATACAGTTTCCCAAAACAACCCTTAAACACCGGCTGGAAGAGACTCTCTCTGACATGAGAGAATCGCTCTCAGAGATGTATGCTGCATTAGAAAAAGTAGATCAAGGTTACAAATCTATTGAAAACCAGACTCACGAAATGGAAGATAGCTACCAAGAACTAATGATGGCTTATGTGGATGAAGTAGGATCTGATAATGTACCTTTGGAATGGCTAGAGTATTGTCCCTATGTGGGCATGGAAAGAGGCGAGGATGGTAAAATAACTATCACACTTATTAAACCACCGGAGAAGAAATGAAAAGTAAAAAAGATTTAGGAAGGCAGATACTACAGGCGCTCTATTGTAAGTATTTGGGTGACATGGAAATGCATAGAGCAAACATCGACATCTATTTGAGCACACCCGCTGGGATTGGAGAACACCCGGACGTACTAGGTGCAATTGATATGGAGGTTGAGAGAATGGCGGGGGTTCGTGATAAAATCGAAACTCTTAGAAGTGAATGGGATTTTGACGAGGATTAGTAATTGAACTATACAAATGATCAGACCGAGTATATGGTCGAGCAGTACAAAAACAAACCAAGCCGAATCACTGTGGACAGATTAGCAAAAGAGTTAGATAAAAGTCCAAAATCTATAATCGGCAAACTAAGCAGAGAAGGAGTGTATCGCCGTTCCGTCTACAAGACGAAGACAGGCGAAAGTCCAGTAACTAAAACAGAGCTGGTGGAGGAACTCGCGTATATATTCGATCTGAATCCAGCAACCTTAGCGGGGTTGGAGAAAGCCCCAAAACAAGTACTAAAGGTCCTTAAAGGGGTCGCAGCGGGGTCAGAGCTATGAGAAGATTACCAAAACTATGTGAAACGTGGGTAGACGGAAATACTACAATCGAAATTTATGAAGATATACAAACTATGTCCTCATGTGATCTAACCTACTACAGGCTACGAATAATTTCTGATGATTCTACCAAATTTCCAGTTCTTTCAGGTGCAATCAACGAAGCAAAGAGAATCTTAACCAGAAAAAATCATCGCGAATTGCACGAAATTGGGACGGAGTTTGACTTAAGTGGAAAAAAAGAATGAAACCCGTAATAAAGTATTTAATTATCACGGTCATATTGGTTGTCGTAATTCTTACACCATTTAGTGCGAATTAGAGTAGAGTTGATGATTGTCGGTTTAATTAAGAGCTATACTGAGAGGCGTTCGGCCTGCGGCCTCCCTCCTCAGTACTAACGCTCTAATTAAAACTCCAATCTGCTGGATGAGTAAATCAACGATTGACTTGATTGCATATCAAATATGTTATATATTTTACCACACTTTTTGGCAAAAGAAAAGTATTATTTTTGAGTACCTATGTGGTACAATGGATTGTGCGGGAATTAGGTAATGTATAAAAGTTTTAATTTTAAGAAGGAGAGTTGGAAAATGTCATGGAACTATCGTATAATCTCACACCCTGCTTTAGGTTTGCCCGAAGAAGAAGGGAATAGAATCTATAAAATTCACGAAGTGTACAGCGATGAGACTGGAATTATCGGATACAGCGAAGATGGTATTGAACCTTACGGTGAAAGTGCAGAAGAACTTGTACAGGATATGCACTATATGTCTCTAGCACTTGAGAAGCCTGTACTCAACGTAGAAGATATGCCAACAACAATGTTTGGAGGCAAGTAAAAAAGGGGCTTAGAGCCCCTTTTTATTATCCACGAATACCATCTGGAAGATCTTCTGGATGTTTCTTAAACCACTCTTCATACCTGGGTATGCCGTTCTTATCCATAATACATAGATTACTACAAATGTTAGGATCTCTCTCCTCCGGTTCAGCAAATACTACTAAACCAAGAAGTACAGCAACTATTACTATTCCTGTAATTGTTATTTCTTTGCCTTCTCGAAATTTCCACCAAGTACGAAAGTCTGTCATGCCTCTATCTCTAAGTCCCACCTACAAGCATTTTTAGTTTTATCTCGATTATCAAATGCTGATGCAAGTGTATACTTCTCGTCCCAGTCTTGGAACCAAGCTTTACCATCTTTCTTTGCATCTTCAAATACTCCATAAGTAAAGAAGGTAGCAAACACAAAAAGAACGTGACCAAACAAAAGTGGTACTACGTTCATCCAACCTGCGATATAGGTACAAAACACAAGTGTCCAAATGATAGACAGTACAGTCATGAAATATGCTCGTAGACTTGTATCACCTATATACCCTATGGGATTATACTTGAGTTTCATTATAGAATCCCAGCTATAATAAAACCACATAAGTTTATTTTTCATTCTTAGTCCTTATCTAAATAAAATCCCCACACCAGCCACTCAAAGCCAAGTGTGTACTCCTTTTTTCCTTGCAGATTCATCCACTCCAGCGTAACTGCTGGTAAAAAATAAAATGCGTGCGTAAATTTATGTCTAGTAATTGTCATCCGAATTTACCTCCTGAATTGACTTTAGTTCCTTTCTTCTCATTGAAAGGCCACTTCTTTGTTGTAACAGCATCTATAAGCCAAAATAGAAACACAATAGAAGAAGGTGCAAGAACAGCAAAAAGTCCAATCTCTAACCAGTTAATCATAACGCTCCTAGTATATTCTCGAGATCAGGTTCAAAGAATTTTGGTCCTTTCAATACCTTTCCATCCTCTCGATATATAGGGCGTCCATCTGGGCCTAGCTTTGACATATTACTTGAGTGAACTTCTTGAAAGCATTCATCGAGATCAATGCCAAAAGCATGACCTGCTCCATAGACTACATAGAGTAAATCTGTAAGTGCATCTGCAATTTGAATCATATCACGATCAGCAACTGCATCTGACAGTTCATCTAGTTCTTCGGCGATGAGTTCTAATCTAAGTTCACGAGTATCAAAGTCGGGCCATGTAGGATCTAGTTCAACCTTTTGTCCAAAGGCTTCCATAAAGTCCCCAACCAACTCAAAGTTACTAACGTCTCCGTGGGGTTTTATTTTGTTCATCTTTCTTTTGCCTTTTATGTTCTCTTACTTTAGCTGCCTGGAGCATTCTATTCCGCTTTGTACTTCTTTTTTCATGGTATCCCTTATCTTTTAGTTCTACCAGTTTGTCTTTTGTCTTACGTTTGAGTACTCTCAGTGCGCTATCTACATTGTTGTTTCTAATTAAAATTTTAATATCGGTACCCTGCCTCATCATCCCACGCATCAAAGTGGTTGTAATCCTCATCAGTACCAAAGCCTGCAGAAGCTAATGCATCTGCATCACTTTCATAATCAAAAGCGAACTCAGTGTCTTCAAAGAGTTCTAATTGATTGTCCGGTTCCATTTCTATCTCCTATCTATAAAAAATATGCTCGTTGATACGAACAGTTTTTTCGTAGTGCTCTGCCCAACTAGGGCTAACATATGTTGCATGATACCAAAGCGCTCCGTCTGTAACATCTACAGTGAATTGCTTGCTGTAAAGAAGGAGTGCTAAGTAAACACAATCATCCCAAACTTTACCACTCTTTGGCTCATCTGATTTACCGTCACAGTACCAACTAAATTGGCACTTATTCCGTCTTTCTCCACCCTGCCTAACAACAGCACAAATTGTAGCTGGAAATCTTTTTGAGTTGACTCTGTTAAGAGTAACTTGGCCCACAGCTATTCTTCCTAGCCTGGGTTGATTTCTGCTTTCAAAGTATATATTCTTTGCTAGACAGTATAATTCATCAAATCTATCAACCGCATTTGCTTGCGCTGTACAAAGTAATGTACACGCTACAAAGATAATTTTTTGAAACGCCATCCTCTATCCTTTAGATATTTCACCTGTTTTGCACAGGAATTATATGTACGATTAGGGAGTAGTTCTTTTATATCATCTTTACTTATGGTATACCAACTGTCGGCCAGGAGCTTTCTCTCCTCATGTGACCACGGTTGTTTGATATAATTTTTCATTCTAGTATTATAGAGGAATTAACCTCTCATGTCAAGTATTATTTTTATTTTATAACTATCGAAAAATAGTTCTTGACATAAAATGTTCTTGCGTGTATAATATATGATTGTGTAAAAAGTAACTCTAAGGATAGAGCAAGTATGGAATTTAGTATGTTAGAACTTCAAATAGTAGTAATAGTTGCCTGTATGTTAGGGTGCGGCTGGACCAGTTGGAAACTTGGTCATCATGCAGGCATAACTCATGCTATAGACTTTCTAGAAGCCAATGGAGTTATAGAGTTTGACGAATAGGCTTGAGCAGCCTTTAAACGCTCAATATTGACAAAACCAAGCCTTCCGAAAGGGGGCAAAGTGTACACCGTAAGGGTACAAAGGAGAAAAAAATGAACAATCTAGCAAGATTGAACATGGCAGATTTCCCAAAGTTCTTTTTGGGATTTGACCGTTTTGAGAATAATATTTATCAACTTGATAATAGTTATCCTCGCTATAATATCGTAAAGACCGACGGAGGTTACAGGGTAGAGTTGGCTGTTCCAGGGTGGAATAAGTCAGATGTTGAAATAACTCTACTCAAAGACGTACTAACTGTCCGAGGGGTATGTAAGCAAAAAGCGGAGAACGAAGGTGAGTCATATATCTACAAGGGGTTGAGTGGAAAGGAGTTTACCCGTACTTTTACGGTGGGAGCGAATATCCATCTCAATAAGGCTTACATGAACAAAGGGCTACTATGCATCGACCTCGAGGAAATTGTTCCCGATGAAGATAAACCGAAGGTAGTTACGATAGAGTAAAGAATGAAAACGATCATACAGCGCCTGAGGGACTGTGACGGTTATACTTGTGACGCAATGTGGAGCTATGCAGCTCTATTTACCGTGTTACTAGCAGCCGCTGCACACTAAGGGGTTCGGGCGGGGTCGCTCCCCGCCCACTTGATCGAGTCGGAGAATATTATGGCACTAGGTTTTATAAAAGAATTAGTTGGACCAGTCACAGGTCTAGTCTCAGAGTTTATCGAGGATAAGGATGAAGCCAATAGACTAGCACACGAAATTTCCACACTTGCGGAAAAACAACATCATGCAGAAGTGATGGCGCAAGTAGAAGTCAATAAACAAGAAGCAGCCCACAAATCGCTTTTTGTCGCAGGTTGGAGACCTGCAATTGGCTGGATATGCGGACTTGGTATGTTATCAAACTTTATTATAGTGCCAATGACAAATTTTGTACTAGCGCTGGTCGAAAGTCCCGTTGTAGTACCTTTAATTGAATTAGAAACAATGATGCCAGTCCTACTAGGAATGCTGGGATTGGGCGGAATGAGATCCTACGAGAAAGCGAAGGGTGTTGCGAGAACAAAATGACAAAGAAACAAAGAGTTTCATTGTGGAGAAGAATGTCACAATGCTTCCACCACCATGAAATGCAGATGATTGAACAAGAAAGGAAGAAGAAGATGAAAAGCAGAATGGATATAATTGGGCAGAATGGAAACGATGGAGAGCACTACGATCAAATGCCAGATGGAAGATGGAACTGGTATGGAGAAGCAGAAGAAAAGGTATATCATAAAGTAGATGGACGACATCCAGAACCGGACGCTACTGGCATGGACGATGAACTACCTAGCGCTGCAGAAGACTGTGCAAGAGTAAAGGGAAACTATGAACTTTGATAGATTGTATGAACAGTTAAAAATTGATGAAGGCGTAAAGTACGAAGTATATAAAGACCATTTAGGGTATGAAACTTTCGGAATCGGGCATCTAGTTGTGGAAGGTGATCCTGAGTGGGGGCAGCCTGTGGGCACTCCTGTAAGTGAAGACCGAGTAAAACGCTGTTTTGAGATAGATGTTCAGACATCTGTTATGGAGTGTTATGCTCTTTATAATGAGTCATATTTTGAAGACTTTCCAGATGAAGTGCAAGAGATACTTGTTAACATGATGTTCAACATGGGACGCCCACGTTTGTCACAATTTAAAAAGATGAATGCAGCATTGAAAAAAGATGACTTCAAGGAAGCTGCAAAAGAAGGACGTGACTCTCGATGGTACCGACAGGTGACAAATCGTGCAGAAAGATTGATGAGCAGACTCGAAAATGTTTCTTGACTTTAAACGCTTAACCGAGTATAATATGCTCTATGAATATTTTTATACTAGATGAAGATTTAGATAGGTGTGCAGAGTATCACGTTGATAAACACATTATCAAAATGCCGCTTGAAGCAGCACAGATGCTCTGCACGAACATGTGGATTGATAAGTACTTTGGATATGTTCCAGAGAAACTAAGTAAAGAACAGCTTGCAGTATTGCGAGAGGCGAAAAAGAATGAACCAAGGGACTTCCCTTACCTTCCTACAATGCATAACCATCCCTGTACTATTTGGGCTCGTAGTAGTCTGGATAATCATGAATGGTTACATTGCTATGCAGTGGCTCTCAACGATGAATACGGATACCGATACGGAAAGAGCCATAAATCAGTGCATGATGTCATACTCAAGTTACCCGACACAGTACACCTACCAAGACTGGGGCTCACTCCATTTGCTCAAGCTATGCCAGACGAACTCAAAGGAGACGACGCAGTAGAAGCCTATCGACGTTTTTATCACAAAGACAAAGCAACCTTTGCTTCTTGGAAATTCCGAGAAAAACCAACATGGTGGAATGAAGAAGAGGCAGATTACGAGGAGAGAATAACACGATGAGAGGGATAATAATTATTATAGCTGTTGTATGCTTACTATCTGCTTGCGCGGTGCCTGGAGGTAGAAGCCATTGGGATTACTATAGTCCTGAGAATGTTCGCTGTGCAGATACTGAGATAGAGTTTTGCCGACAGTATGGGCCTCACATGATATGCGAGTGCCTAGCATGAGAAAGAAAGAAGTAGAAATATGGCCCGTACATTTTTCAGATGACATACCCCGCTGGAGAGTAGTTAATCTTGACGGCGGAGTTATTGTAAGAGAGCAGACTTTTCATGATGAAGAAGAGGCTTTAGAGTATTACAATACTTTAAAGAATATACATGACGGGGATTAAGTACGACGGTGAAAAGCCAATGATGCACTTACTTCCTCCAAAAGCTATCAATGAGGTAGCAAAAGTATTAACATTTGGAGCACAGAAGTATGATGAAGAAAATTGGAGAAAACTTGATAACCTACAGTCTCGGTATACTAGTGGTGCTTTGCGGCATATATTTGCACACATTGATAGTGAAGCCTTGGATACAGAGTCTGGACTCTCTCACCTAGCACACGCCATTTGTTGTTTATTATTTAAGTTGGAGATTGAATTAGAAGATGCCAAGAGTAAAGAAGAAGAGTCACGAGAATCTGACGTCACAGAACATCAAGCATGTCCTAACGCTCTTGAATCCTACAGACAAGAAGTCGAAGCCGATTACAAAAAGAGAAGCATGCAGCATATTAAACATCTCATACAATACTATAAGGCTTGATAAAATACTTGTAGACTTTCACGAGCAGAAAGAGTATCGTGCTCGTAGAGTCTCACAGAATCGCGGCAGACCTGCACGACCTGATGAGATACAAGACATTGTAAGAGAGTATCTATCTGGTGAGAATGTAAGTAATATTTCGAAAGGTCTTTATCGCTCTCCTTCATTTGTGAAAAGCATTCTTGAAAAGATCGGAGTACCCCAAAGACCTACTCAACTAGAAGCTCGCAAACAAGAATACTACCTACCAGAAGAGTGTGTGGCAGAGGATTTTGACGTGGGAGAAGTTGTGTGGTCAGCAACACATCACGCTCCTGCAGTTATTGATAAAAGATTATCCAAAGAACACCAAGATAGTAAGCCGGGTATACAAACTGTAGACTATATAGAAAAATATGGTGCAGACTGCTATAGCATCTATGTAAGACAAAAACCTTCCACAGAAGATATTTGGGATATACCAGATGTTGGGGGGTTCTATGCTTTTGCACTTGCGTATGATTTAGGCAAACTAAAACATCTTGAAGAATACGGAATCGACCTAGCTAAATTATGAGCATACAAACAGCTACAATTATAAAAATACTATACTTATGTGATAAAGTATATATTAAATTTGATAGTCTTACTTCAGAAGGTAAATCTCATGAAGGACACTTTACCCTAAAAGGCAAGCGTATAAAAAGACAGTCAAATGATACTGATACTTTAGTTGCTTGGGATGTAGATAATAATTGCTGGCAAGATATAAGAGTAAGCACTATACAAAATTTTGTAGGAATACCAAGTGAGTCATAGAGTAAATAAAAAAACATCAGAACTTGTTGCAATTCCTCCGACAACTTGGCATGTAAGAACAGTTAGTTGGCTATTAGAGCAGGAAGAGTTTGTAAAGAATTATGAACAAATTCCAGTAAATCTATCTTTGTTTGAAAGTCTTGAGCGAGATGGAATGATAAATCCTATTCTAGTTATGCCAAACTGGTATCCAATAGCGGGCAGTCAAAGACTGCGAGCTTGTATGGCATCAAAGAAGTCTAAACTTTTGAATCAAGAAATTAGAGTTGCTAGATTTGATAGAGAATGGTGGAACGGCTTTTATCTCTGGCCGGAAATAGAGTTTCGGAATAAAGCAGTACAAGTATTTTTTCAATGCATAGAAACTGCATGGAAATCTCAGCATTATATTGCAGAGAAAGATAGAGCAGGAAAAGAGATGTTAGAGTTTGAAAAAGAAGGAGACGCACTCCCAGGATGGCTAGCTAGGGACAAACCTTCAAAACAGTTAGGAGATTAAAAATGGATTATATGTGGCAACATTATTGTAAAACGGAGAGATCACTTATGGGCGTAGAAAATGGAGAACCTTGTAACTGGTGTGGTGAAGAGGAAGAAGTAACTAATCATTATAAGGCACAGTTCTGGATGTATCCAGCTAAGAAGTTTGGTACATGGGCGGAGTCACAAGAATATTATCGACAGTTAGATGAAAATAATTCTTGACAAGAATGTCAATTTGAACTATAATAGGTTTTCATAATTAAGGAAACCTATGGGCGACCGATTTTATTTTCAGCAACTAGAATGCCTGGGTTCTTGCCCAGGGTCTCGATCAACAACTAGAAGGAAGCGCAAGATGGCGTGGGACGACGATAAGAAAGCAGCAGTTATTGCAGCATACGAAGAGCAAAATCCAACTCCAGAGAACTCAATGGAGATTGTAAAAGAAATTGCAGATGAGTTTGATGAATCACCCAACGGTGTACGAATGATTCTCAGCAAAGCAGGTGTTTATGTAAAAAAGACTCCGGCTGCGAGTGGATCTGGTACCAGCTCAGGTGGTGGTAACGGTGGCAGCCGTGTTTCAAAAGCAGCAGCACAAGAAGCACTCATTGCAGCTCTGACAGATGTCGGTGCAGAAATTGATAATGATATAGTTGAAAAACTAACTGGTAAAGCAGCAATGTATTTTGCTGGTATAATTGGGGCAACCAACAGCTAATCTCTCACTCCTTTGAGATAGGACAGCGAAAAAACTTTTGCTAACCTACCTAAGGAGTAACATTGAAAAAAGAGGATTTAGCAAAGTTAGTAACTGACTACGGTGATGCTATCATTACCTATAGAAGTGAAAACTCCAAAAAACTAAAGTATAATGTTTGCACACTTGACTTTAGTACCCCCTATATCCAGACAAAGAAAAATCGGGCAAAGGAGTCTGACAGGACTCTTTTGCTCTTTTGTTGGGATACAGACTCGTATAGACTACTCAAACCTAGTAACGTAACAAGTGTAGTTCCTTTATCTTCCGTTCTCAAAAACGAGAAGTAGCATGGAATTATATGAAGCTCCCTCTATGTACGAGAAGATCGTGCATTATAATGAGGATAAAGAAATACAGGTTCGTTTAACTGTTAGTACTTTTCGCGGGATCGAATATCTACATCTTCGTAAATACTATTTAGCGTTTACAGAGGAATGGATGCCTTCGCCTGAAGGAATTGCAATGGAGTTAGACTTTGATAACTCTCGAGAACTCTTTGCAGGATTAGTAGAAATACTATCCCTGGCAGAAAGTAAAGAAATACTAGAAGAACATTTTAAAGATTTTCTTGACCAAATCTACAAATAACTCTTGACTTTACTCCTTAAATCCTCTATAATATATAGAAATAAGTGAGGGAACTATGCGCGAATTTTTAGAACACGCCGCCAAGAAATACTATGACGGTAATCCAATTATATCAGACGAGCAGTTTGATGTACTTGCTGATGTCTATAAGTTCAATGATGTAGGTCATCAGATAACTGATGGCATTCCTCACATTCAGCGTATGTATTCTTTGCAGAAGTTCTTCTCAGTAGAAGAATGTCCTGCCGGTAAAAACGATAAAGGATATATAGGCAGCCCTAAGCTAGATGGGGCAGCAGTATCTCTCGTTTACATAAAAGGAGATTTACAGCTCGCTCTTACTCGCGGGGATGGTATACATGGAAAAGACATTACAAAAAAGATGCAACATATTGTACCTCTTAGAATCGAGGGCGTTCCCGCAAGGGATGTAGTCCAGATTACTGGAGAGATTGTTGCACCCAAGTCTATTCCTAATGCAAGAAACTATGCAGCAGGTGCTCTGAATCTTAAAGATACAGAGGAGTTTCTATCTAGAAATGTAAACTTTGTTGCTTATGATATGCAGCCGTCCCATCTGAAACGATGGACTGGAACCATGGAATATCTTATGATATCCGGGTTTGCAACTGTACTTCATGTGCAAGACGGTATCTATCCGACTGACGGTGAAGTATACAGAATAAATGAGTATGCAGACTTTTATGAAAAAGGATACACAGCTCATCATCCTCGCGGGGCTTTTGCGCTCAAAGAAAAGAAAGAGGGCGTAATAACAACATTACTAGATGTAAAATGGCAAGTAGGGAAGAGCGGGGTCGTAAGCCCTGTAGGAATACTTGAGCCTGTAACTATTGGAGATGCTGTAGTTCAGAAAGCTACTTTGCATAACATAGACTATATACGCTCACTCAATTTAGAAATCGGATGTAAAGTGGAGGTGATTCGCAGTGGTGAAATTATACCTCGAATTTTACGACGTGTTGATGAAAAATAGTTCTTGACAAAGAGCTTAAATTTATATATAATATTCTTTCAATTTCAAAGGAGTACTTTTTGTGCAGACGATTACTTTACCTGATACTTGCCCAAGCTGTGGGTATCAACTTGAGTTATCGTCCCCTCTCTTGTATTGCCGTAATACTCTTTGCGGAGACCAATCATCAAAGAAGATTGAACACTTTGCCAAGACCCTTAAGATCAAAGGTCTAGGTCCAGCTACGATTGAATCTTTGGGTATGGAATCTGTAAACGATATTTACTCAATGAAAGAGTTTGATTTAGTCCAAGGATTGGACTCACAAAAGCTCGGTGAGAAATTGTTTTTAGAAATCGAAAACTCGAAGAAAGCTCCACTAAATATATTATTAGCAGCTTTCAGTATTCGCCTCATAGGTAAGACAGCCTCAGAGAAACTATCTGCAGTGTGTGAATCAATACTTGATATAAATGAAGATAGTTGTGTAGAAGCGGGTCTTGGCCCTGTCGCTACTGAGAGCTTACTAGACTGGATTGAAGAAGAATACCCTCTTCTCGATCTGCCACATAGCTTTGCATTTGATAAGCCCGTTATACGGACAAATGTAGGTGTTGTGTGTATAAGTGGTAAACTTAAGAGTTTCAAAACTAAGGCTCAGGCTACTCAAGCGTTAGAACAGCATGGCTACACAGTAAAAAGTAGTGTCACAAAAGACGTAACGATACTGGTCAATGAGAGTGGAGTAGAGTCCCAGAAAACAACCAAAGCCAGAGAATCTGGCGTAACAATAGTCGAAAATTTATTAGACTTTTTAGGAGAAACGAATGGCATTGCCTAAGTGGACGGACGAGCGTACTAATCAGCTTGTCTCTTTTGTTGGTGATGAATCACCTATCTCTCAAGCTACAGTTGCAGACGCAGCAGACCAGCTTGAGACCTCAACTCGCTCAATTTCTAGCAAATTGAGGAAAATGGGTTACGAAGTAGAGCTTGCATCTGCTTCTAGCTCTCGTGCTTTCTCAGAATCACAGGAAGCAACTCTTGCAACTTTTGTGCAAGATAACAGTGGTGAGTATACTTACGCTCAAATTGCTGAAAACTTTGATGGCGGCGCATTTTCTGCCAAGTCAATCCAAGGAAAGATTCTTTCTATGGAACTGACCGAGCATGTCAAGCCTGCCCCTAAAGTAGAAGCAGTTCGAACGTACTCAGAAGCTGAAGAAACGACATTTATCGAAATGGTAAATGACGGTGCCTTTGTCGAAGCTATTGCTGATGCATTAGATCGTTCAGTAAACTCAGTTCGTGGTAAAGCTCTTAGCTTGCTACGCTCTGGTGATATTGATGCGATTCCGCGTCAGGAGCATACAAAAGGTTCTACTAAAGAAGATCCTTTAGCAGACCTGGGTGACATCTCTGGAATGACTGTTGAAGAAATTGCAGAGGCCATTGGCAAAACCGCCCGTGGTGTTAAAACTATGTTGACTCGTCGAGGTCTTGTTGCGGAAGACTACGACGGTGCTGCAAAGAAAGAAAAAGCCGCAGGCTAATTTGAGTAGCCCTTCGGGGCTGCTATATCTTCGGGGGAAGTGTTGAATATTGCGAGTGCTCTAATCAAGCAGGTGTTGACGCTGCAGGACTTTGAGACCTGGACGTCCGTTCGCAAAGATTATCTACCCAATGAATATCACACTATCTTTAGTGTAATTGATAAACATTGTGATAAGTTTCATACACTTCCTACCTTTGAAGATTTAAAGTTTGAGGTACGAGATCCTGCAACAGTAGAAAAACTGTTTGCAATCGAAAGTATCGACGTAGAAGCTGATGCATTTATGCTTCTACAGTATCTCAAAAATGAGTATACGCAGAAAGAAATCCTAGATTCTCTGGAAACGTATATTGACAACTCTGTAGCTTTTGAAGATGCAGAGGAGTCAGTTGCACATCTACATCAGATTGTACTCGACGTTGAAAAGAAGGTCGATCTACAAGAGCCTCAAGAAAGTATGCAGCGCATAGCTTTATTTGAAGATGATGATGAGATTAGTAAGTATCTAGCTCTTGGTCTTAATGCAGACTATGACCGTGAGATTCAGTTCTCTCCGAAAGATTTGGTTCTTATCGGGGGTCGTCGCGGGGCTGGTAAATCGCTTACTTGTGCAAATATTGCTCACAGTGTATTTGAGGGCGGAAGGTCGGCTATGTATTTCACTATTGAGATGGATAGCCGCTCCATTCTTCAAAGAGTTTGTTCTATTGCAACAGGAGTACCTTTCTCACGGTTGCGTACAAAAAATCTAAGTGTTCTCGAATGGGAACTGGTCGCCGGTTGGTGGACTAACAGATTCAAGGATAGTCAAGACAAATTGAAAGAGTACAAAGAACACCGAGACTTTGAAAAGTTTCATCATAATCTTACAACAACGTGCGAGCTTCTCCCGACTCAGCAGGTTGATGTTATTTATGATCCAGCATTGACTCTCGCAAAGATCAAAGCAGAAATGGACAAGAAAGTGAAATCACTCAATGTCGCGGTAGTTCTAGTTGACTATATCAATCAGGTCAAACGATCCGCTATACCTTCCCGTATGGGACAGTATGACTGGACGGAACAAATAGAGGTGAGCAAAGCCCTCAAATCTATGGCACAAGAGTATGAATGTACTGTTGTTACGCCATATCAAACTGACGCAAGTGGTGAAGCGCGTTTTGCAAAAGGTATATTAGATGCCGCAGATGCTGCTTATGCTCTTGAAACATACGATCAAGAAGATGCAGCTATTACATTTAATTGTACTAAGATGCGCTCCGCCGCTATGCGTTCCTTTACGTCTACTGTAAACTGGGAAACCATGAAAATTGGTCCAGAGTCTGCTATGACTCCTACTGAGAAAGAACAGAGCGAGCATAAGACTGGAGAGGATATAGATGATATCTAGAAGTGATTTGCCTCAACTCACGGAGAGTGTACTAAAAGAAAAAGGTATACCCTATGAGAGTTTAATAATTACTCCAAGTAGTATAACGCCAATGCAAGTAGATCGACTTCCTTTTGATGACGATAAGTATTTATCAAGATATACAAAGATAACAACAAATACCTACAGACCTTTAGTTGTAGACCAAGATTATAAACTCATTGACGGACATCATCGGTACGATATTATACAGCGTACAAACATGCAGTCCGTCAGAGTTCTTCGACTCGAAATAACTTTCTTAGAAGTTTTAGAGTTATTCAAAAAATAAGTCTTGACATTTTATGTCGAACCCTGTATAATATACGTTCATATTCAGGAGATTTTTATGTTTATACAAGGCAATCTTAATTACACCTACTCTGGTCGTAAGAAAAACTCATACAAAGTAAAGAAAGTTCAAAAAGCATTCGTCCCCTTAAATACAAAGAAGCATCATCAGTTTAGTCCTATCTGGTGGGAACAGAAGAAGAAAGAGATAGAATCTAAGAAAGAATTTCTTCCGTGGACTGACCCAGATTGTCAGTTATACAAAAAAGAAGTAAGTAGTAAATACACTGTAAGTATTCCTTACAACAAAGGAAACTATCAAGTAATACCAAATGAGGATGTAAAACACATTGGAAAATGAACCAGAACAGTTAGAGTTGTTTGTCGAAGAAGAAGAGCCTATACCAACCTGGGGAGAAATGATGGAAGATGCCGAATCTCTATTCATTCTATTCTGTACAGTGGCTGTAGCAGCATTAATGATATTCTGGTAATGAACGTACAAGAACTTTTAGAATCAAAGCAAGTATACTTTATACCGAAGGGTAAAGACTTTGTCGTGCGCTGCTTAAACCCAGAACACAATGACAAGAACCCCAGTATGAGAATCGACCAAATTGATGGTCGGTTCAATTGCTTTGCCTGTGAGTTCAAAGGTAATATCTTCACACACTTTGGAGAAGCCGCAACGGGGTTGCAACTTCGTCGCGAAGTTATAAAACGAAAGGTACAGGAGAAACGAGCAGAAAATGTCGGACTTAATTTCCCAGCTAACTATATGCCTTATGTTGGAAATTGGCGTAATATTTCACCCAGAACTTACACAAAGTTTGAAGCCTTTGAACATACCGGCTCCGATTACACTAGTAGAATAAATTTTCCTATACGGGATATTTCTGGAAAGATAGTAGCATTTCAGGGTAGACATACTGCAGGTGGTACACCTAAGTATAAGTTTACACCACCTGGGGCAAAACTTCCTCTCTTTCCACAAGTATCTCCTCGACTTGGAGAAGTCATACTTGTAGAGGGTATTTATGATGTAATAAATATGCATGATAAAGGAATAGAAAACGTACTGTGCTGCTTTGGTACGAATAATATAAATGAAGATAAACTTGGAATGCTAAAGATTCAAGGAGTAAGTAGAGTTGCTACTTTCTTTGACGGAGATGAAGCAGGACAAAAAGCAGCAGTAAACATTAAGGTAATGTGCGAGAAAGTTGGTCTCTTAACTCGGAATGTCTCTATACCAGAGCTAGATCCGGGTGCACTTACCGAAGCTCAAGTAAGAAAGTTGGAGAGTAAATTATATGCCTAAAGTTGCATTAGTAGAAACTAAACCAAGCCGTACAAACTTCACTCGTGAGTTTGATAATGCTTTTGAGTTCGACCAGTACCAGTTGTGTTCTGATCCTACGCTCAAGAAAGTTCTAAAGCGAGACTGCGATATTTCAATCAATACAGATGAGTATGACTGGGTTGTACTTGTAGGTAGTGATGCTTTGAAGTATTTTACCAAAATTAATTCAGTTACAGAATATTCCGGTAAGAAAGTGGAAGGTAAGTTCTTGCCTGTAATTAATCCTGCTATGCTTGCATTCAAACCAGAAGCAAAGAAAACGTGGGATTCTTCCAAAGAAAATATTATTGCGTATATTAATGGTGAGATAGAAGATGTAATCATTGACGAAAAGATCGCAATGGGTACACAAGATACAGAAGTTGCAAAAGAGTGGATTCGTGGAGCACTAGCACATACTGGTGACTATATTGCTCTTGACTCCGAAACAAATGGACTATATCCTCGAAACGGGCATATGATCGGTATCTCTATGTCTTATAACGGAAAAGATGGTATCTATATTGATACTGATTGTTTTGATGAAGAGATAGAAAATATGCTGCGTGAGCTGTTTAAAAAGCGTAGAGTAATTTTTCATAATGCAAAATTCGATATGGCATTCTTTGAGTATCACTTTGGATTTGAGTTTCCTAGCTTCGAAGACACCATGTTGCTCCATTACCTCATAGACGAGAATCCCGGAGGGCATGGCCTCAAACAGCTATCAATTAAGTTTACACCGTATGGGGACTACGAGAAGCCCATGTACGATTGGATAGATCAGTACAAGCGTGCGAATGGATACAACCAAGAAAGTTTCTCTTGGGATATGATTCCATTTGAAATTATGAAAACGTATGCAGCTATGGATGCTGTATGTACTTTTCTGCTTTATCAGAAGTTTAAAAAGATTAAGCAAAATCAAAAACTCAAGTGGGTCTATGACCACATTCTTATTCCTGGCTGCCGCTTCCTTATGGATGCACAGGATAATGGTGTGCCATTTGATCGTATGCGGCTTCTCGTGTCCCAGGGCCTCATGCAAGATGACATTGATGCTGCAATTCAACAGTTATATGAAGTAGAGGCGGTGAGAGAGTTTGAAAAAGCACAAGGAAAAGACTTTAATCCCAACAGTACAGTCCAACTTCGAAGCTTGCTCTTTGATTACATTGGACTCCAGCCCACAGGGAAAAAGACAGGCACAGGAGCAAATTCGACAGATGCGGAAGTACTCCAACAACTTGGAGAAGAACATGACGTACCGAAGTTCATTCTTAATATACGTCAGAAGTCTAAAATCAAGAATACTTATCTGGACAAGATCATTCCCCAGTTGGATAGGGACTCTCGACTTCGCACTAATTTTAATCTACATGGTACTACTAGTGGACGTCTTAGTTCGAGCGGCAAGCTAAATATGCAGCAGCTTCCTCGTGATAATCCAATTGTAAAAGGTTGTATTAAAGCACAGGAAGGACACAAAATTGTTGCAATGGACTTAACCACCGCAGAAGTATATGTAGCTGCAAAACTTGCAGACGATACTGCGCTCATGGAAGTATTCCGCAGCGGCGGGAACTTTCACAGTAGTATTGCAAAGACAGTATTTAAGTTACCATGTGATGTAGAAGAGGTTGCAGAACTCTACGGAACTCAAAGACAAGCTGCAAAAGCAGTCACATTCGGTATTATGTATGGCGCTGGTCCTTCGAAGATCAGTCAACAAGTAACAAAAGACTCAGGAACATATTTCAGTGTATCAGAAGCTAAAGACGTTATTAGCGATTATTTCGGCTCTTTTCACCGTCTTAAAAAGTGGATTGAGACAAATCAAAAATTCATTGAACAGAATGGTTTCGTTTATTCGTTTTTTGGAAGGAAACGACGATTACCAAACGTACTATCTGAAGATGCTGGTATTCGTAGTCATACTGTTAGGTCTGGGCTTAATTTTCTCGTTCAATCAGCTGCTTCAGATATTAATCTTCTAGGCGCAATAGATACTCACAAGACTATCAAAGCATATGGTATGAAATCTCGTATCTTTGCATTGGTGCATGACTCAATACTCGCAGAGGTACCAGAAAATGAAGTGGAAGAATACTCAGACATACTCAAGAGTTGCATTCAAATGGATAGAGGTATATCTATCTCAGGTGCTCCTGTTGGCTGTGATTTTGATGTGCATGACGACTATTCCCTAGGCAAATTCGAAAAAATGTATGGTGATTACTTACAAAACCCTACCTAAAATAACCTTTCCTGTCTTTGTTCTTCCCAGTTCCGACTGGGAGGAGCAGGACGGGCTTTTGTTTATAGAAAAGAAGTTAGTAGACGATAAAAACATGAAAGGTAAGACTCTCGGAATGAGAAGATTACAAACACCTTTTAAAGATTTAGTACAGCTCAAGGGCAGTATTGCTGATACCTTGGGACTTATAAAACATACAAAAAGTGCTTTTATAGATAATGAAGGAATACCTTTTCTCTATGAGAAGACTCACTCAGCATCTCTAAAGTACTACAAAATACGAAAGATAGAGCGTAAAAACTCTGCCTCTGTCGTATGGCTGAAAGGAGTAAACTTTCCTTTCAAAATACCGCGCCCTCCTAATGCTGATACTTCATGGGCAGGCGTTTTACATCTGAGTGGAATACCTTGGATGCTCTACGAGTATTCCGAGTTCAAGAAGTCTGACACTCGAAGAAAAGTATAATAATTATGCCAAATAGAAAAAGCAAAACTCTTGCTGCGGCAAGTCTAACACTAGCAGAAGTAGAACCTTTAACTAAAAATCAAGTGCATGCATTTGAGAGTGAGAAGAACTTAGTTTTACACGGCATCGCCGGAACAGGTAAAACTTTTATTTCTTGTTATTTAGCTTTTGATGATATGATAAAAGGGCTGTATAAACAGCTTATAATTATAAGGAGTGCAGTTCCAACAAGAGATATAGGATTCCTACCAGGGAATGAAAAAGAAAAGGCGTCTGTCTATGAAGAACCCTACAAAGATATTGCTGTAGAGTTGTTTCAGAGAGGAGATGCTTATGAGATACTAAAGACAAAAAATTTAGTACATTTCATGGTTACTTCCTATATTCGTGGAATAACATTAAAAAATGCTGTAATTGTAATTGATGAATGTCAAAATATGTCATTCCATGAGTTGGATTCAATTATAACTAGAGTAGGCGAAGATTGTAGAGTAATTTTTTGTGGAGACTTCCGACAGGCAGATTTGCAGAAGAATGGTCTACAAGATTTTATAAGAGTTCTCAAAGCAATGGATCAGTTTGATCTTGTAGAATTTGAGATAAAAGACATAGTACGAAGCGACTTCGTAAAAAATTATATAACCGCTAAAACAGATCTGGGATTATGAAAGCAGTAATAAGTAATAGAATATATCTAGAAGTAACTGAAGAGTACAAAGACGTTCTAAGTAAAGAGCTTACATATACTATTGCTTCTTACAACCCTACTGATCCTCCTCTTGTCATAAAAAATATGTCAAGGATAAGATCAGATTTAGTTAGCATACCTGTCGGAAGAACGGATCTAATACCCAAACACTATGAAATAGTCGATAAGCGAGAAAACAAGCCAGTTGATTTTCCTGACTTCAAGTTTGATTTACGAGAAAGTCAACAGGCTGTTTATGATTCAATCGAAGACAACGCTATAATTAACGCGTGGGTCAGTTGGGGCAAGACTTTTACAGGTCTTGCAATAGCTGGCAAGCTTGGTCAGAAAACACTTGTGGTAACCCACACAGTCCCACTAAGAAATCAGTGGGCAAAAGAGGTAGAAAAAGTCTATGGATTTAAGCCAAGTATTATTGGAAGTGGTAGCTTCGATACTTCTGGTTCTGTGGTTATTGGCAATACTCAAACTCTTTACCGTAATATTCCAGAGATACGTCGTATATTTGGGACAGTCATCTTGGATGAAATGCATCATGTCTCGTCTCCGACGTTTTCAAAAATAATTGATACAAACTATGCAAGGTATAAGATAGGACTATCAGGTACTATAGAAAGAAAAGACGGTAAACATGTGGTCTTTCGAGACTATTTTGGTAGTACAGTCTATAAACCCCCGAAAGAAAACTTTATGCCTCCAACTGTTCACATTCTTAGATCGGGAGTACGATTTATGGATGGAGCTAGAATACCTTGGGCAAATCGTGTAACGGCTCTTGCAAACAACGAGGAGTATCGTCATACTATTGCTTTGACTGCAGCAGCTTACGCTGCAAGAGGTCATAAGGTATTGGTCGTAAGCGATCGAGTGCATTTTTTGAAAGCATGCGCCGAACAGGTCGGAGAAGACGCAATATGTGTTACGGGTGAGGTTTCGCATGAGGATAGAGAAAAGTATATGTCTGAAATAAGAGAGGGCAAAAAGAAAGTCCTATTCGGTACTCAAGCTATCTTTTCTGAAGGAATCTCACTCAACAACCTTAGTTGTCTCATTCTTGGGACACCAATTAATAATGAGCCTCTTCTTACTCAATTGATTGGTCGAGTGATACGAAAAGAAGAAAATAAAAGAGACCCAGTAATTATAGATATACATCTGCAGGGAAATACTGCAAAAAGACAGGCTTCCACCAGGATGGGTCACTATATGAAGCAGGGATACCAGATAAAAGAACTTTAAAAAAATAGTTCTTGACATAAAGGTTAATTTTTAGTATACTATATGTTCTTATTTGACTGGCCGAAAATCTACGACCACTCCAAAGGGAGTGTGGTCGAAGTTGTACGAATCTTTCGCATGATTGTTGAAAAACAAGTGCCAAAGAACAAGTATGACCCAATCTATAGATATTCGCAGATAGACTTTTCCGGGATGAGTTTCATGCTACATCCTGATATTCTTCTATACCATTCTCATAAGTACCGGCATCGTGAAGTTGCGCAGTACATAAGTTTGTGCGCTCTACGATCAGCAGCAGATTTTATTTCGACTCAAGACACTACACTCAATATGGTTTTGATGCCGGGATTAAATCCAGAACAAATACTAGACCAAAACAGGCTACTTAAAGTAGATGGGAATGAACATATTCATTTCCGCTACGAAGAAGTCAATCCAAAGGAGATACACTAATGGCTATTAAATTCAACCAGCACAAAGGTGCTGCACAAAAATCAAGCATCACCAGTTTTCAATACACTGATGGTGATAACAGTTTCCGACTTGTCGGAGATATTCTTGCTCGGTATGTATACTGGGTAAAGGGTGAAAATGACAAAAACATTCCTTTAGAGTGTTTGTCGTTTGATAGAAACAAAGAAGCATTCAACAACAAAGAAAAAGATTGGGTTCGTGAGTATTATCCTGATCTGAAATGTGGTTGGAGCTATGCAACTCAATGTATTGATAACGGTCAAGTCAAAGTTGTAAATCTAAAGAAGAAGTTGTGGGAACAGATTATTACCGCAGCAGAAGACTTAGGAGATCCCACAGACCCAGAAACAGGTTGGGATGTTCAATTTAAAAGAGTTAAGACTGGTCCTCTTCCTTACAATGTAGAGTATCAATTGCAGGCACTTAAATGCAAGCCTCGTGCTCTCACAGAGGAGCAAATGGAGCTTATAGCTGATCTTAAATCTATGGATGAAGTTATGCCTCGCCCAACAGCAGATGCGCAGAAAGAGTTACTAGATAGGCTACGAGATAGCGGATCTAATGAAATTGATGAAACCTTGGAAGATGAGTTTAACGTAGCGTGATATTATTTACTGCCGACTGGCATATAAAGCTGGGACAGAAGAATGTGCCTCTAGAATGGGCAGTAAAGCGATATAACGAGTTTTTTGATCAAGTACACAAGCAGGCTGCCACCTGTGATATGCATATTATTGGTGGCGATCTGTTTGACCGTGTCCCAAGTATGGAGGAACTAGCTTTATATTTTTCTTTTGTAAGAAATGTAAAGAAACCAACTCTTATATTTGATGGCAACCATGAAGCAACTCGGAAGAATCGTACCTTTTTCTCTCAACTAAAGCAACCGACAAGAGATATTAATCCTCTTGTAAATATCGTAGATATTTCCTATGTTGATGAAGATTTAGGTTTTGGAGTTTTACCTTACGCAGACCTACATAGAAAAGGCAGTATTGAGCACTTTGATACTAATAAACCTCTATTTACCCATGTGCGAGGAGAAATACCTCCACATGTAAAGCCAGAGGTAGACTTAGATAGATTTGCAGATTTTCCTGTAGTATTCGCAGGAGACTTACACGCTCATAGTAATACTCAAAGAAATATTATTTATCCAGGAAGTCCTATGACTACTTCATTTCATAGAAAAGAAGTAGAGACTGGATACTTACTTATAAATCCAAAAGATTGGTCTTGGAACTGGTGGCCTTTTACTCTGCCTCAACTGATAAGAAAAACAGTTACTAAAGCAGGGGACATGGTACCAACAACATATCACCATACTATTTATGAAATAGAAGGAGATATTCAAGAACTTGCTACTGTTGAAAACTCAGAACTGCTTGATAAAAAAGTAGTAAAAAGAAATACAGAAGCAAGTCTAGTTATTGACAAAGATATGACAATGGAAGATGAACTCGTAGAGTATTTGCGGTATATACTGGAGATACCAGAGGAACAAATATTTAATATTTTAGGAACGTATAATGATTACGCTAAAACAGCTCAGCTGGGATAATTGCTTTAGCTACGGGCCAAATAATAATTTAAGACTCGATACAGATACGGTAACACAAATTATCGGAACTAACGGTATGGGTAAATCATCCATACCGTTAATTATTGAGGAAGCTCTTTACAATAAGAACTCAAAAGGAATCAAGAAGGCAGATATACCTAATCGGTATATGAATAATGGATATACAATTTGGTTGCTTTTTGAAAAAGATGGTAATGAGTACTTAATTGATATTAAAAGAAGTGGCAGTATTAAGATAAAACTTACTAAAAATGGGGAAGATATATCTAGTCATACAGCTACGAATACCTATAAAACTATACAAGAAATTATAGGTATTGATTTCAAGACATTCTCTCAGCTTGTCTATCAAAATACAAATGCGAGTTTACAGTTTCTTACTGCCACCGATACAAATAGAAAAAAGTTTCTAATTGATTTGTTGCACCTAGATGATTATGTAAATTTGTTTGAGGTATTTAAAGACGCCTCTCGATTGTCTTCTAATAAGTTAATTGAGGTAAGTACAGAAATTAATACCATTGAAAAATGGTTACAAACAAATAATTTAGATGGTATGGAAGTACTAGATCTATTAGATTTTGATATTTACACGGAAGAACACGAGAAACAATTCCGTTCACTTTCGATAGAACTTGAAAATATTTCGGAAAAAAATAAAAAAATTCTAAAGAATAATCAGTACAAAAAGATGCTGGATGCTATAAGTCTTGACTATATCAATAGTATTGATGTTTCTGCAAAAGAATCCTATGACGAGCAGCAGAAAGAAATAGGACAGTTAGATGGAGAAATAAAGGCATCTAATAGTTTGTCAGAAAAATTAAAAAAACTTGGCGATGTTTGCCCTACATGCGAACAGGAAGTAGATCCAGAATTTGTGCAAAACTTATTAGATCAAGAGCTAGCAAAGATAGCATCTATGGATATAAGAAAAAGAACTAATGAAAAATTGGTTCATAGAATTAAAGAAAAGAATGCTTTATTCGATAAAAAGCAGAGAGGACAAAAAGAGTGGGAAGATCTATATAGAAATATAGATCCAGGACTACCCGTAGACTTAATAAATAAAGAAGAACTCGAAAAAAGTATTGAAGAGGTTAGTAAGCACCTCAGCGCTGCCAAACTACAGCTAGAAAAGATTGCCAAAGAGAACGAAAGGAGAACAAAGAATAATACTAAAATAGAAATTATTCAAGCTCAAACCGATGGATTCATAGAGAAGCTAAACGCGGCACAAGAAGTATTACTAGAACAGCGAGAGCTAGACTCTAACTTAGAAATATTGAAAAAAGCATTTAGTACAAATGGACTTCTTGCATACAAAATAGAAAATTTAGTAAAAGAATTAGAGGAACTGACAAACACTTATTTGGCAGAACTATCCGACGGTAGATTTACTCTTGAGTTTATTGTATCAAACGATAAATTGAATGTACAGATTACGGATAATGAGAATATTGTAGATATCCTTGCACTTTCTTCTGGAGAGCTTGCAAGAGTAAATACCGCTACTTTGATTGCTATTCGTAAACTAATGAGTAGTATATCAAAGTCAAGAATAAATATTCTTTTTCTTGATGAAGTAATCAATGTATTAGATGATAGCGGCAGAGAAAAAATGGTAGAAGTTTTGCTTCAGGAAGAACTAAATACATATGTAGTATCTCATGGATGGACTCATCCTTTGCTTCATAAAGTAGAGGTTGTAAAAGAAGGAAATGTAAGTAGGCTAGAATGGTAAGTAATAAAGAAAGAATACAACTAATTCTTAATAGCGAAGAAAAGCGACAAAGCTCTCAGATAGAACTTATTGCAAGTGAAAACTTTGCAAGTAAAGAAGTAAGAGACTTATGTGGAAGTGTATTTACTAATAAATATGCAGAGGGTTATGTGGGTGCTCGATACTATAATGGCTGTGAGTTTATGGATCAGATAGAGCTTCTTGCAAACAGATTAGTACAAGAGCTCTATGGATGTAACTATTCCAATGTACAACCTCATAGCGGGGTCAATGCAAATACAGCAGTGTATCAGGCTTTTCTAAAGCCTGGTGATACAATACTTGGAATGGATCTGGCAAGTGGAGGGCACCTTAGTCATGGTGCAAAGCCTACTCTCAGTGGCAAGGTATATAATGCGCACGCCTATGGAGTAGATGAGCGAGGCTTTCTTGACTATAATGAGATAGAAGAGCTTGCAACAGTATGCAAACCAAAGATGATTGTAGCAGGTGCAAGTGCTTATTCTCGACAGATAGAGTGGAGAAAGTTTAGGGATATTGCAGATAAGGTTGGAGCATTTCTACTGTGTGATATGGCCCACTATAGTGGCTTGATTGCAGCTAAAATGTATGCCAGTCCTTTGCCCTTTGCGGATGTAGTTACAAGTACTACTCATAAAACTCTGCGAGGGCCAAGAGGGGGCATGATTCTTTGGAATGAGAAAGATTACACTAAGAGAATAAATAGTGGCATCTTTCCAGGAACTCAGGGCGGGCCTCTTATGAATATGATTGCTGCAAAAGCTCAGTGTTTTGCAGAAGCACTTTCACCAAGTTTCATGACGTATATTGATGCAGTAATTGTAAATGCAAGAGCAATGGCAAGTGTATTTAAGAAAAATGGATACAATGTAGTTACTGGAGGCACTGAAAGTCATCTCTTTCTACTAGATTTGAGTGATAAAGAAATCAGTGGTAGAGAAGCTGCTGACAAGCTTGAAAAAGCAGGGATTACTGTAAATAAGAATGGTGTTCCAAATGATCCACGCAGCTTTATGGAAACAAGTGGTATACGAATTGGAACAGCAGCAGAAACAACAAGAGGACGATCAGCTTACTGGTTTGAAAACTTAGCGGAGTATATGATCGAGGTAATGGAGAAGTAGTGGTAGACTCAAGAGCAAAAGGAGCTAGAGGAGAGTATCTAGTACGAGATATGTTAAGAGAGCATACAGGACATCAGTTTGAACGAGTCCCAAGCTCTGGCGCTCTTGATTATTTGAAAGGAGACTTATATGTACCTCATGCAAAAAATAAGTTTTGTATTGAAGTAAAAAATTACGAGTCATCTCCTCTATCAGATAAAATATTTACAGCTCCGAAAACGAATAATTTGATAAAATGGTGGAAGAAGCTAGAGATACAAGCTGAGGGAGGTAATCAAGAGCCTTTACTATTTTTCAAGTATAACAGATCTCCTGTGTTTGTAGTTACACCAGAGCCTCCCGAAAATACAGATCATTTTATGTATATTCATTTTTTGGCGTGCTCTGTACTACTTGCAGAAGAGTGGTTGAATGAAGAAAAGGTGGAATTTTTAGATGGCATTTAATTTTACAGATAAGTTAGTAAATGATGGAAACTGTACGCTTATAGTGGATGCTTTGAATCTTGCTTTTCGTTGGAAACATCAAGGAAGGTCAGATTTTCGATATGAATATCAAAGAACAGTACAGTCTCTAGCAAAGTCTTATGACTGTAAAAATATCATAATTACAGCAGACCAAGGTTCTTCTGCATATAGGAAGAATATAAGTCCAGAGTATAAACAAAATCGAAAAGATAAATTTGCAGAGCAAACTGAAGCAGAGAAAGCCTCTTTTGAGGAGTTTATAGAAGAGTATGAAGCAACTTTAAGTCTGCTTCAAGAAGACTGTACATTATTTAGATTTAGAGGAGTAGAAGCCGATGATCTTGCTGCTCATTTAGTAAAAGAAAAAAATAAGTACGGGCTAGAATATATTTGGTTAATATCTAGCGATAGAGATTGGGATTTATTAATTCAAGAGAATGTAGGAAGATTTTCTTATGTTACTCGAAAAGAGGTAACTTTAGATAATTGGAAAGACCACTACGAAGTGAGTCCGGAAGAATATATTTCTCTTAAATGTTTGACAGGTGATAAAGGTGATAATGTACCAGGCATTCCTGGTATTGGTCCAAAAAGAGCACTAGGTCTTATTAAAGAGTATGGGGACGCATTAAATATATACGATGCGTGTCCTATTCCAGGAAAGTACAAATATATAGAATCATTAAATCAAAACTATGAGCAAATACTTCAAAACTATGAGCTTATGGATTTAGTAACATATTGTGATGATGCAATAGGGGCTGATAATATATCAGTGATAAGGGGTATAATGAATGCAGCTTAATTATAAAAGAGATAACTATCTCTCAGAGTTCAGTATAAAAACTCTAGAAGATAGATATTTAGTAGGAGATGAAAAATCTCCACAAGATGCGTTTGCACGTGCAGCTAAAACTTTTGCAGATGATGATGATCATGCGCAAAGATTGTATGACTACGCAAGTAAACTATGGTTTATGTTTTCTACTCCTGTTCTTTCAAACGGAGGAACAAGTAGAGGATTGCCTATTAGTTGTTTTTTGAATTATGTAGATGATAGTAGAGAAGGAATTACAGATCACTATACAGAAAATGCGTTTCTATCTTCAGTCGGTGGAGGCGTAGGAGGATGTTGGAGCGGGGTTCGGAGTGTAGGCTCGAAAACGAGCAATGGCTCCGAAAGTACAGGTGTAATTCCTTTTATGAAAGTTGTGGATGCAGAGATGCTTGCTTTTTCTCAGGGAGTAACAAGACGCGGAAGCTATGCTGCATATTTGGATATGTCACATCCTGAGATTGAGGAATTTTTAGATGTCAGGAAACCTACTGGTGGAGATATTAATAGGAAGTCTACTAATCTGCATCATGGCGTCGTGGTGTCTGATAATTTTATGCAAATTATTGAAAATGCTACTCGAACGTCCGGTTTCGACGATAGTTGGGATCTTATTGATCCCCATAGTAATACTGTGGTTAAAACTGTAAGTGCAAAAACACTTTGGGTAAAACTTATTCAAAATCGTGTGGAAACTGGGGAACCTTACATTATGTTTGGGGATACTGTAGACGAAGCTGTGCCAGAGTTTCAAAGAGAACTTGGATTGAAAGTTCGTCAATCAAATCTTTGTTCCGAAATTACATTACCTACAAATAAAGACCGCACAGCGGTATGTTGTTTGTCAAGTGTAAATTTGGAAGAATACGATGAGTGGAAGGACAATGATCAGTTCATTCCTGATCTCATTCGTATGCTAGACAATGTTTTGGAATATTTTATACACAATGCTCCAGACCAACTCGCTCGCGCTAAGTATAGTGCAAGTCAAGAGAGAAGTCTCGGGCTAGGTGCGATGGGATTTCACGCATATCTACAGCGTCATAATACTCCATTTGAGAGTGCGATGGCAAAAAGTAGAAATATGCAGATGTTTTCACGCATAAAATCGGAGGCAGAACGTGCAACAAGAACTTTGGCTGAAGAGAGAGGCCCATGCCCTGATGGAAAAGATTACGGTGTGCGGAATGCTCATTTGCTTGCTATTGCTCCTAACGCCAGTAGCAGTATTATCTGCGGTAATACTTCTCCTTCGATTGAGCCTTATAGGGCTAACGCTTTTACTCAGAAGACTAAAACAGGGAGCAGCTTACTTAAAAACGAATATCTTGAGAATGTCCTCCAAGATCTCGGAGAAGACACCGACGAGGTCTGGAAAAGTATTGTTACGAACAGCGGATCTGTACAACACTTGGATTTCTTGGATGATTGGACAAAAGACGTCTTTAAAACAGCGGTGGAACTCGACCAAAGATGGGTCATAGAGATGGCAGCAGATAGACAAGAACATATCTGTCAAAGCCAGTCTTTGAATGTATTTTTTCCAGCGGATGTATCAAAGCAAGAGCTTCATGCTATCCATATGATGGCATGGAAGCGTGGAGTAAAAACTCTATACTATTTGAGAAGTGAAGCAATAAAGAGAGCAGAAACAATATCAGATGAAGTGCTTCGGCAGCGAATCTTTGAGAGTATAGATGATGATGGATGTCTGGCCTGTGAGGGGTAAGATCTGGACAGTTTGGAAATACACAATCGGAAGTTTTAGCGACGAAAAAACAGCTGAGCATGATAATATTGTAGCAGTGCTACGAACTCTTATTGTGCTAGTCAACTTTATGACCTGTTTTTTCATCATGGCGAACGTAGTTCATAATTGGTAGAAATATGAGTTTATTACAAGA